ATAAATGAAATGAGTATAAATGAAATGAGTATAAATGAAATGAGTATAAATGAAATGAGTATAAATGAAATGAGTATAAATGAAATGAGTATAAATGAAATGAGTATAAATGAAATGAGTATAAATGAAATGATAAATAAATATAAAATTGAATTATTAATTATTAAATATAATCTTTTAAATATAAATGGAAGAAATATCTCTAGAAAATACATTGGTTATTAATGAGGATAAGATAAATCAGTATACTCATTTATCTTATAAAAATATACATGATATTCAAGCAGAACATAGAGTTGCATATAGATTAGGATTAGACAGTTTAAAATCGGGACAATGTAATGAACCCTATGAAAGATTAATCTCAGATATTTTAGAATTAGTAAATCTTGATAAGAAACATGGATGGGATGGTGTTAATAATATAGAAAATACTACAGAAGTGTATGAATACAAGCCAAGTTCTAAAACAAATTCACCCTCTGGAACAATTAATGATGATAGTATGGCAAAAATAGAAAAATGCGAAAATTTATCAAAAGAAGGTAAAAAAGGATGGCTTATTCTTGCTGGGATTGATAAAGAAAAGTTTAATTTTAAGGTGATATACAAATTCCCTCTTGAAATTTATAATGATGATAGAAAAAAATATCTACAAACTATGATGGAAAAAAATAAAAATAAAACTACACAAACACGTATAACATACGCAATTAATGTAAACAAATCTATTAAATTATGTAAAGAATTCAATATTCCTTATTATGTATGGTATAATATATAAATTATATTTATTCTTTAATAAAACAGAATGTTTCTTCTTCGGATTCTCTTTTTTCTTTGCCTTCCTTATCAATCCTATTTCCTCCGGGCCTAGCCGAACCAGTCATTGTTACGGTTTTCATCAGTTTCCAACCAGCCTCTTCATGAATTTTTTTAGTTACATCGGCTAATGGATAAAATTTATCAGATTTGAAATTTTTAACGCTCCAACAACTAACCCCTCCCTCTTTAAGACAAGATAAACATCCAAGAATAATTTTTTTCAGCCATTTTTTGCTCCAACTATCCCATGAATTATAAATATTTGTAGATTGTTCACCATCTGTATATAATTCTAGGTTAAAGTAAGGTGGACTTGTTAATATCATATCAAATTTTTCCATCTGTTCTAATTCTGATAAAGCGATTTCAGCAGGTTTTTCTATAATCATTCCACGTGAACGAACAGTAACCGGAATAGTGGGGTCAGCTAATATATTATTCAGACCTTTAGCCGTATTTGGGTCAGGTTCGCATCCAACATAATAATAATCATCGCCTGAGGCCAAACAACCCAATAAGCGTCCACCCCACCCAGAACATGGGTCTAATACACGCTTTGCTTTATAGAATTGAATAATAGATTTAGAGGTGACTGTCCGATATTTTGTGACATTTCCCAAGCCCCCGGTCATTGTAAGCATCCGTCTAATCTCGCTTTTATATGGTGTTGAATGCATTGATAAATTTGTTATAAGCGCCTTTTCTAATGCCTCTTGTGTAAAGAGGCCTCTTACAGAAACACACTTGTAATTTTTGACATCATAGAAATGAGGCATATGATGATCTAATATCTTATGACCTGGTCGTGTTCTAGTATCAATGGGAATTATATTCCCATCCTTTTCAATAACTTGTTTTTTTACTAATGATAGCCAATCTTTTGAACGTTCTTCCTTTGTATAATTATCCACTAGAATTTTATCGGGATTTTCCAATAGTTGTGTTGCTATAAGTTTGAGTAAATTTCTGATATTTGGTTCTTTTTCTGGTGTTAATAGACTTTTATGTATAGAAGTTGTTTTTTCATGTAAATCTTTATTTAATAATAATTTGCGAGTAGCAAATCGTTTATTTAAAATATCAGACAATCCCTGTTCCATTTTATAATTAATATAATGAATATATTAATTATAAAATTAATCAATTTTATGTTAATTCTTTTTTATTATCTTCTTTATTAATTTTTTCTTCTAACACTTCTGTATGTAGTTGTTTAACAATATTTCTTTTCACATTTTGGGATTGTAATAATTTCATAGAAATTTTATCTAATATTGCGATATTATTCATATAAGTTCTGTATTTAAAACTAGATATAGTCGCATTATCTCCAAATTCTATACTGTACCACCAGAAGGCAGGTATATATATAATATATCCTTTCTTAACCATTACTTCTAGACACTTCACCTTATCAAAATCCGGTTTATATTGGGATTGAACTTTCCACGGGTTAATCGGTGAGCGAAACTCCATATTTTCATAATCTTTAATTTGATATAAATAACGGGTGCTTTTGGGTGGTGCCATTTTAATTTTAATAGAGCCCTCCGTTACGAGAAAATAGTTCCGATAATTTAATTCATAACGAAAAGGAGTGGTGGTTCCATTAGATGCGACGAGCACATCATATAAACAATTGGAAACCATATACGGTCGTAAAAAAGCGTCATTGTATTTATAACTTTTTATCAACCCGGTTTCTTCTAAAAAATCGTTATTATTTTCAATTAAATATTTATTCATATTATCGCCTTCTAATACCTTTAATCCGCTGGTAAAAGATAATGGTATAAATAATTCTTCATCCATATCCATTTCATCTTTAACATTCCTTAATTTAATATCAAAAGCCCCATAAGTATCTAAAATATTTGCGCGTGAACTGCATTCTAATAATCTTTCATTATTAAATTCAAACAATACGGGTTGCCTTAAATCACACACTTCTTCAAGTAAATCTTTTGAGGGTAAATCAATTTCATATACTTCTAAATCATCGCTAGTTTTTAAATGAAAGTATACGTGTAAATAAAAAAATAGGACAATACAAAATACAAGAACTCCGATAATTATATTCATATTACTATTTTGTTATCACAATAATATTTACGAAATTTTACTCATCTTGATCGTCCGTAATTTTTGGAGCTAAATGGAAACTCGCATGACTATTTTCACCTAAATCATATTTCATTAACATGGGCATTGTGTCACTAAAACCCATATAAATTTCACTTGATAATTTATTGAAATGGCACATAATGTTGATGTAGCGAAGACTATAAGACTGTTTTAATTCTATTTTTTCGGCAACTACATATTCCTTAACATCGTCTATATTAATTTCTGTTCGCATTTTCCCCTCACTACCCGAAGCAGTTAGTCCGATTTTTTCTTCAGTAAATGTAATAAGCAATACATCATCAAATATCATAAATTGATTAACCATATCGCAAAATGTTTTTGTTTCTATGGTTAAATCCACTAATGTTTCTGGTGGCGTAACATTCATACAATCCATCTCAATATTAAGGAGTGATAATTCAAAATATTTATCAAAATAACCATTTGCGCCCTTGATAAAATTAATGAAAACAATATCTTCATTTTCTTCGTCTAATACTAATTCAATCGATTGTGTTTCTTGTCGTGCGTTTAATACCTTATAAAAGGTGCTTAAACTAATTCCGATTGTTTTTTCATATTCAAAATTATATTCTTCAAACCAAGACGGGTCTAGTTCGCATTCAAACAAACAACAATGACTGTCGTCTAAACACTGAATATAAAACCCCCCCGGTTTTAAATGAATTAAAATATTACTCGTGAATTGTTTAAGATGATTAATAATAGCCGTAAATTTACTTGCTTTCTTAGGGTCTCCGATAATAAACTTTGTCTCAGTAGTCATCTTGGTATTGATATAATACTTATTAAATAATAGATTTTATATCAATTTTTGATATTATATACAATAAATGTAATTATAATGTTTCTCTAGATACTCTCACGTTGTTGTTCTTTATCATTTTTGTATAATAAAAATGCCCGATTAGTTTCCATAGCGAATGACATAACTTTGCTCAATTCTTCTTTTAAATCAGAACATTGTTTTTCTAGTAGTAATACTTTATCAGATAAATAACTTATTATTTCTTCCTTGTTGGGAGCAGAATTAACCGTTTCGGTGTTATCTGTTTCTATTTTATTTAAGCGCAATTCGTGCATATACAAAATTTGTAATGGATTTTTCGGCACCTCTATTTGTTGAGTAGTAACATTCTCATTCTTTTGTTGTGCCGGTGTATAACCCCCGGGCGCAGGAGGAGCTGATGCTGTGCGACGATTTTTTGCTGCAGATAATGCTGCTGAACCACTCATATATAATTTATTAAATATAGAATTTTTTTAATTATTTACGCATTTCCATTTTAATTTTTCCATGAGATATATAATCCATAATTTCTATATCATCTAAACTATATTCTTCAATATTAGCCCGAACATCTTTAATATTAATTTTTGGAAAAGAAAAAGGTTTATTTTTAATCTGTTCTTCTAAAACAGATAAATGGTCATCATAAATATGACAATTTCCTAAATGATAATAAAAATCGGTAGCAATTAATCCACAATGTTTAGCGATTAAATGCGTTAAAAAACTGTAAGAAGCAATATTAAAAGGCACGCCGAGGCCTACATCGCCACTTCGTTGATATAGACTACATGTTAATTTATCTCCATCAACAACATTAAATTGTGATAAAATATGGCAAGGTGGTAAAGCCATTTCATTTAGTTGATTTGGATTCCAGGCAGACATGACAAGTCTTCTACAGGTTCGGGTTTCGGGATTTTTAAGACTAGAAATAATATATTCTAATTGGTCAATACCTTTACCAGAATAATCTGCTTCACACGTTTTATAGGGCGCATTAAAATGTCTCCATTGATGTCCATATACAGGACCTAAATCATTTTCTCTTAAATGATATAGACCACGTTCATCTAAAAAATCTCTAGAACCATTACCATTCCAAATAGAAACATTTTGTTCTTTTAGAATATTATTATCGGTTTGCCCTTTAATAAACCAAAATAATTCTTTAAAACAGGTTTTCCACGCAACGCTTTTAGTAGTAAGGAGAGGAAGAGTATTATCCTTTAGAGAAAAATGCATAGAACTTCCAATAACTGTTTTTGTACAGCCATTTCTTCCATTTTCCATTGTGCCATATTTAAGAATATCTTCAATAAGCTGAATATATTGGTGTTCATCGTGAACTTCACCGTTCCGTGTTTTAATAGATTTAAGCGAATTACTCAGCATGTTATTTATATTAATATTAATTAGATGTTTTTATATTCATATTTTTAATTTCTTATTATAAAACATATGGAGAACGTAAGTGAAACAATAAAAAGTTCTAAATCAGATAAAATGGGTTTTATCGAATATGTATTTAATTTTGATGACGAGAATAAGAATAATATTATGAATATGCTCCAATATACAGTATTATCTATTATTCCCGTTATTCTTATTCTTAAATTAACCAAAAATATTTTTCCCGAAGAAGACGATACTAAAGGAAGTTTAGAAATAACGGCCGAAAGTATTGGACAACTTTTAATAATAATGTTAGGAATCTGGTTTACCAATAAAATAATTCAATTTATACCAACATATAGCGGTGAAGCATATCATAAATTTAATGAAATTACTTTTATTCTTCCGTTTATGATTATTTTAGCAACAATGCAAACTAAATTAGGAGCGAAATTCAATATATTAACCAATCGTGTAATGGCATTATGGACAGGACAAACTACAGATGTATCCACACAACAGGCACAACAAAATAATGGTGTTCGAGTGTCTCAGCCGTTTGCTGGTCAAGGGTCTCAAATGCAACAACAATTTCATCAACCAAGTCAGGCCGACCATTTAGATATAAATCAAATTTTACCTAGAAATACACAACTAACGGCTATGCCGCAACAACAGAAACCGGATTTCAATCAAATGTATCAGAATCAAGCGATGGGTGGACAAGGCCAGCCAATGACTGAATCATTTGAACCGATGGCTGCGAATGGAGCGCTAGGCGGAATGTTCGGATCCTCTTGGTAATACTATCTGCATAAGAAATAATGTGTAAGTAATATATAAATTAAAATGAAAAATTTATATATCATAACCTTGATAACATTGATAACATTTATTTTATATATAACACATAATACTAAGGAATATTTTACAATTAATAAAAAAACAATAATACTACTAGGCGATAGCGTGTTTAATAATAATTCATATGTGGAAAAAGGAAAAGCGGTAAATGAATTATTAAATAAAAAGGCAGATAAAAATACAACTATTATATCTCTAGCAAGAAATGATTCTACTATTAATAATATATATCAACAATTAGAAAATGTAAATATGGATTTTAATAATAAATTAACTACTGTATTTCTCTCTGTTGGAGGAAATGATATTATAAATTCACAACAAAAAAAATTATATGATATAATTCAACAATATAACACTTTAATCTGCGCAATTACGACTAAATTACCAAATATAAAACTGATATTATTAAATGTATATTATCCCCCAAATACATCAAAATATGATTCATTGATAGATAAATGGAACACTAATTTAGAATTAGAATATAAATATAATAATAATAAAAATATTTATATATTAAATTTAGCAAATTTATTAAAGGAACCATCTGATTTTGTTTTTGATATAGAACCGTCAATCATCGGTGGAGAGAAAATAGCAAATAAAATATTAATTATGTAAATATTAATTAAAAGTAGTTGTGCTGCTGCTTCCAATTTTATCTAGGAAAATCATAGAATCATTTAAAGTATCTTTGAATGTCTTCAAACTATTAATAGAATTAATTAAAGCAATAGATGCGGGGTCCATTGGTTTTTTAGATATTGTTTCGCCATTATTAATTATAGCGTCCAACATAAAAAAATTAATATTATTTTCTAAGTTAATAATGATATCTTCGTAGGATTTTTGATACTTACCAATGAGTAAACTATCTTCAGCAAAGGTAGTATTTGCGGCAATCGCATCAGCAATTTTTTCTTTATCATTTGGTGTAGCACTAGCACTAGTACTTGTACCTGTCGCCATACCTTCTATAAGTTTTACCTGAAAATTAAGAGTTCTTAATACAATATAAATAATAAATAAAGAAATTATGAATAACCCCACATATTTATATATATTATCACTATTCATCATATAATATATATAATTAAAATTATTCTAAAGAAATATCGTTTTCATTTGAAACAATTTCATTATCTTCTTTATTTTTCCCTCCCAATAAATATTTATAAATATTTAAAATGCATGTTTTATTAATTTTTCTTAATTTTCCTAATTTATCACTAATAGATATATTTATTAAAGCTTTATCATCTCTTTCCAAATTTTGTATAAGATTTTGAATTGTTGAATATTTAGACATAATTGCTATTGCTGATGCGTTGCTTACACCAGGTATTTGAGATAACATAATTTCACCAATATTATCAATATTAATATTTTCTTTTTTTACCCGTTTCATGGCACTAGAATAAGATTTATTTACTGATTCTGTATTTTCAATTAATTCGTCATTATTTGATGTTTCTGTAATAAAAATTGTTTTTTCATAAAAAGACGATGAAGGTGCTTCTTTATGCAATTTTGTTGTTAGTTGTAATAACCATTCGGCCGTTTCAGTAAGACCAATTGTTCTAAAGAGAGAAAATCCCTTGAAATAATTAATTGAAACCATTGAAGACATCAAAGCCTTTTTATCAATATGTGTTTTAAATGGTTTATAATATCTTAAATCACCCTCAATGAGATAAATTATATTATGATTATGCATACTACATTGTTGTAAACGATACCCTTGTTCAGTGTATCTTCCATCGCGTATACTTGCGGCTAAATCTAATAAAGTTTTGCGTTCAATAATTAATTTTTCATTATTATCATCATCATAAATAATTATATCGCCTAAAGGTATATTTTCACTAATAATTTTTATAAATTGTGAAGAATCATTTATAAGTTGTTGTTTATTGCATTCCTCAAGTAATGCTTTCTCTCTACAATCAATTTTAATAATCATTATTTAATAAATAATAAGGATTATTATTTAAATGTTTAAAATAATAGATTTAATTAAGACCGGTAAACACGAATCCCGCCAACCATACCTTTAGTAGTGCTGCCATAATTAAAAATGGGGAACACCCCGGGAGTGCCTGCATCTCTGGATAAACGAAAAGCTACATTGGCAGGGTGGCCTACCTTTGAAACAAGACCGGCTTTTTTATTTCCACCGGCGGTAGGGCGATTAATAATAGATTGAGCATTGCGCGCTTTTTTACTTCCAGACATAAGAACCATTTATACTATGTATAAATATTTTATTTAAAACCTAATAATTGTGATTAAACTATATGAAATAATACTTAAACTGATATTACTATATCTATATATCTATATTAAATGGAAACAGAAGATACTATCAAATCTTTAATTCAAGATGGAGATTTAACTAAATCGGGGGATAAATTATTATTTAATCCTTATAATGAAGAAAATATTGAGATTACATTGAACGATGTTCAATCTATTCTTTCTAGCTATGGAATCACCGCAAAAGTTAATAATTTAGAATTATATAAACGCGCATTTGTTCATAGGTCTTATACAAAACATCCTGAATTAGAAAATATTAAAGCCAATATAGAAATTGCTAAATGTCCAGCGGATTGTATTTCTTTAAAAACAAAATCAAATGAGCGTCTAGAATTTATAGGAGATGGTGTTTTGGAACTTATTACAAAATATTATCTTTATAGAAGATTTCCTAAGGCAGATGAAGGATTTATGACAGAGAAAAAAATAGCAATTGTTAAAAATGAACACATTGGAAAATTAGCTTATGATATGAGAATTAATAAATGGTTGTTATTATCGAAACACGCAGAGGAGAAAAAAACGCGAACAAATCTAAAAAAATTAGGATGTCTTTTTGAAGCATTTGTTGGTGCATTATTTTTAGATTTTAATAAAATTTCTGTAGAGGATGAACATGGATGGTTTAAAAATATATTTGTTACAGGGCCAGGATTTCAAATGGCACAAATATTTATAGAAAATATTTTTGAAAAACATGTTGACTGGATTAAACTTATAAGCACTGATGATAATTATAAAAATATTTTACAGGTTAAAATCCAGAAAGAATTTAAAACTACCCCGCATTATTTGGAGATTTCTCATGATTTAGAAAAAGGTTATGAGATGGGGGTGTATCTTTGTGTCGGACAATCTATTCACAGCATGAAACTTTCTAATGCTAAACCATTTAGTTATTATGGGTCATTTGTAAAAATTCAAAATGATTTAATAGAAAATGACAGTATATTTATTTTTCTTGGAAGCGGAACACATAAAATCAAGAAAAAAGCAGAACAAATCGCATGTGATATAGCAATTAATCTTATTAATAATTAATCTTATTAATAATTAAATTTATAATTGAAATAAAAATTATATAATGTAAATTCTATACTATAAATTGTAATTAATATATAAAACTTTTTTATATATTAATTCTATAGATGTCTACTGCTCTTTTAGATAGACTTAAAATAAAACCAATTCCACAAGTAAGAGAACAAGTAGCAATTACTATACCTTTGCCTACAAAAAAAGCAGAAGTAATTGTTAAAACTGCAATAACAGATAAAACAAAAACATCTGGTTTTGACCGTGCTTTGTTTTTTTCTAATCTAGCAAAAAATAAAGGAGAGCCAAAAATACCAGACATTATGGAAGAGCAAACAACTGTTCAGCCATTACAAAAACCTCCACCTAAAATTAAAAAACCTACTGGTAAAGTAAAATTAAATGTGGTTGAACCAGTGGGTGTTCAGGAGGAGAGCGCTTCAGAGGCCGGGCCTGCATCTGCGACTGCTAGTGCTATGCCTATGCCTGCGCCTGATATGCCTGCCCCAGCAACAAAACGTTTAACAAAACCGCCAATTGGCGTAATTTATACTATTCCTGAGAAGATGGTAAAAATAGGAGACGAAGTTTTGGCGAATCGTTTAGGAAAACAAGATAAAGATAAACAAATTGTAGTAGGTGCTTCTTCGTATTATCTAAGTAATAGAAAGATTTTTATTGATTTTATGTCTTCTTTATTTGATAAGTATAAAAAGGAAATCGGATTAGAGGCATTACGAGAGACCACGTGTGCTAGAAGTGAAGAATTTTCCTTGATGACTCATCAAAAAATAGTAAAAGATTATTTGAGTTTATATACGCCATATAGAGGTCTTTTACTTTATCATGGGTTAGGTTCAGGTAAAACCTGTACATCTATCGCAATAGCCGAGGGTTTAAAAACTAGAAATCAAATTATTGTAATGACCCCTGCTTCTTTGCGAACAAATTATATAGAAGAATTAAAAAAATGCGGAGATAGTTTATATAGGAAAAATCAATTTTGGGAATTTATTAATACCGCAAAAAATGAAGACCTTATTAAACAATTGTCACTTATATTATCTTTATCGGTTGAATTTATTAAACGTAATGGAGGTGCCTGGTTAATAAATGTAAAAAGCCAACGAATTTTGAGACGTTTACATCACAACAAAAAGATAGTATAGATAAACAATTGGATGAAATGATCAGATATAAATACCAATTTATTTCGTATAATGGTCTTAGAAAAACACATTTAACAAAATTAACAGAAGGAGCAACTATTAATCCATTTGATAATAAGGTGGTTATTATAGATGAAGCTCATAATTTTGTAAGTAGAATTGTAAATAAATTAGGCAAAAAAAAGGAGGCATCGGTATTTATGCAATTATATGAATATTTAATGACTGCGCAAAATTTAAGAATTATTCTTTTAACCGGCACGCCAATTATCAATTATCCGAATGAACTTGGAATACTTTTCAATATACTCCGAGGGAAAATAAAGACATGGCATTTTAAACTTAGCATAGATGAAACGAAAAAAGTGAACCAAGGGTATCTTCAAGAATTGTTCAAAAAAAATGGAAATTTAATGGATTATTTAGAATATAAACCAACATCTAATACATTAACAATTACGCGAAATCCATTAGGGTTTATTAATGTAGTAAAAAATACAAGAGAAGAGTCCAATAAGTATGAAGGTGTAGAACTGGATGAAAGGGGGAATATTGATGATACGAAATTTATTAAATTTATAACAAATACATTAGAACAAAACGGCATTAAACTTCTACCGAGAGGAATTAAATTAGATGCGTATAAAGCTATGCCAGATACATTAGATGATTTTAAAAAATATTTTATTGATGATAAAACCAATGAAGTAAAAAATATGATTATGTTTAAACGTAGAATACTTGGATTAACCTCTTATTTTAGAAGTGCGCAAGAAGGGTTAATGCCGAAATATGATAAAAAAACAGATTTTGTTGTTATTAAAATTCCCATGAGTCCTCATCAATTTACTAAATATGAAGAAGCACGAAAGGCCGAACGAAAAGTAGAAAAAAGTAATGCTATGAAACGAGGCAAGAAAAAAGGAGATGATTTATTTCAAGAAGAATCTTCAACTTATCGTATATTTTCGCGATTATTTTGTAATTTTGTCTTCCCCTATCCAGTTATTAATCGCCCCATGCCGTCGGGTGATGAAAATTTAGAAAACGCAATTACAAATGAAAATAATGATGAAGATGATATTGATTTAACAACAGATGAAGATAA